GCCACGCCCGGCCGGCGCGACGACCTGATCGAACAGCAGGCGCGCGCCGACGGGCCGACCGTCACCGTCGGCATCGAGGTGGAGGGCGGCAGCGGCGGCCCGGCGCAGTACGAGGCGCTGGCGCGGCGGCTGCGCGCGCACGGCATCCGCGTGGTCGGCGTGCGCCCGCGCCCCGGCGGTGAGATGTCCGAGCGCGAGACGGCGCTCACCATGCGGCAGCCGGTGCACGCCACCGGCAAGACCTCGCGCGCCGACCCGGTCGCGTCGTGCCTCGAGCGCGGCTACCGGCGTCGCGGCGAGTGCCCCGAGGACGGCTCGCCGCAGTGGGGCGTCGACGCCGGCCGCCCGATGCCGGAGCAACACGACGGCATCCGGCTGTATGCCGGCCCGTGGACGCAGGCCTACCTCGACGAGCTCGAAGGCTTCCCCGACGGCGCGCTGATGGACTTCGTGGACGCGACGAGCGGCGCGTGGTCGTGGCACGAGGCGCACCCGTTCGGCAGCGAGCCGCCCAGCGAGATGAAGCGCCGGCGCGCGATCACCCACGACACCCACCCCGACGACCGCGACGACGAGGAGTCGAAGCGCGACCGGTGGCGCCCGCTGTGACCGTCGGATAGGCTCCCTCCCCCATGGCGACGCCCCTGCGAGTGAAGTTCGGCGACACCGAGATCGAGTGCGGGTCCGTCGAGGTGCTGCACGACGTGCTTGCGGCGCTGCGCGAGCACGCCGGGCCGCCGGCGCTGCACCTGACCATCCCGCGGCCGACGGTGCCGACGCCGATCGTGGTCACCACGCCGCCGCGCGTGGCGCCGGCCGTGGTCGGGCCGAAGGTCGTGAAGCCAGCCAGCCCGCGCGCCGAAGCCGGCGCCGACCGGCTCGCGCGCGCGGCCAAGGCGATGGACGGCCGCGTGTTCTCGCCGGCGGTGCTCATGGCGGCGCTGCCCGACGAGTGGCCGTCGCCGGCCGCGGCGCACGCGTGGCTCAAGACGCAGCTGGAGAAGGGCGCCGTCGTGCGCGTCGGTGAGCGCGGTAACTACCGCGTGGCCGAGGCCGGCTGATGGCCACCGTCCCGGGCGTCCTGATCGTCGGCGACTTCTCGGTGCACGGCAGCACGCCGAGCTCGTCCATCGACGACTCGGTGAGCTTCGTCGGCGTCACGCAGGTGCAATACAACCGCGCCGACAAGCCGATGCGGGTCACGCCGGACAACCCGAGCACCGGCGCCCCGACCTCGGGATCGCTCAACTGGAAGCCGTGGTTCGACGGCGGCGCCGGCGACCAGCTGTTCGTCGTCCAGTCGTCGACCAACACCACCGTCACGATCACGCCGTCGCCGGGCTGGACCGTGAACCAGTGGGCGCCGACCGTGCAGCCCGGCGGCGCGCTGCGCACGTTCACAGTCACCGTCGTCAACTCCACCGGGCTCGGGTTCGTCGACCGCAAGCCGATCGCCAGCAACACGGCGAACCAGCTCACCATCAGCGGCGGCAACTGGGCCAGCAACCCCACCGGCTCGAACGGCATCTTCATCTCGCAGGGGCGGTTCCGCGACTACAGCATGGTCGCGGGCTGGCTCGCGTCGACCGAGATCGGCTCGCAGATCAGCACGCGCGGCGGCTCGAGCTGGCAGACGAACGGCCAGGGCATCGGCTACGACTCGGGGCTGATCCGCGACCTGTGGGAGAACGTGTGGCCGATCGCGCCCTACTTCCAGCTCGCGAAGTTCGGCGACGTGACGCCGATGACCAGCGCGTACGAGGACACCAACCACCTGTCGCGGCCGTCGTTCCTCGACCACCTGAGCCGGTATCAGGCGGCGTGGACGGCGCTGGCCAATGGCAACACGCTCAACTGGGAGCTGCTCATCCTCGACCAGTCGCAGAGCGACGTGCTCGACTGGCAGGCGAACCCGGCGCACGCGCTGAACTTCCAGACCGCGGTGCAGCAGACCATCGCGTGGTTCCGCAGCGCCGGCGTGCTCAACAACGCCAACCTGAAGGTGCTGCTGCTCTGCCACGCGCTGGAGATCAACAACGTCACCACGCCGACCGGGACGCTGTTCGCGAACCGGGCCATGCGCGCCGTCGCGGCGATCGGCACCAACGTGCGCGCGGTGTCGCTCGAGGGCATCCCGCTGCACCTGCCGTCGCCGTTCGTGCCCAGCGGCAACAAGGGCTGCTACCAGCAGTCCGCGTACTGGTCCGAGATCCCGGTCCGTATCCGGCAGAGCTACCAGTTCCTCGTCGCCGGCAACCCGCCCAACTACGACGGGGCGATCCCGCTCTACATCTACATCGGCGACAGCATCGGCGTCGGGCCGATCGACGACGCGTACCTGACCGGGCTCAACTCGCCGACCATCACGCGCACCCCGCGCGACTCGCGGCAGAAGATCTGGAACAAGATCAACCTCGCCGTCGAGACGTACGACGCGTGCGACAACAGCAACACCAGCGGCACGGTGAACGCGCTCGCCGGCCCGGAGTGCTCGATGACGGTCGTGCTGATGAACATGCACCCGGTGACCGGTTTCGTGTTGATCAAGCGGTGCAGCAACAGCAGCGCGCTGATCGCCAACGTGTCGCCGTACAGCGGCGGCGGCACCAGCGGCGGGCGCTGGAGCAAGAGCTTCACGTCGACCGAGCACTACGGGCAGCTGGTCGCCGACTACCAGAACACCGTCAACTACATCAACCGCATCCTCGGCCGGCAGGCGGACCTCAAGGCGATCTTCGTGTGCCTCGGCACGAACGACCAGATCAGCAACGGTGCCGGCGCGCAGTTCGCCGCCGAGCTCGCACAGTTCGTCGCCGACATGCGGTCGGACTTCGGCACGCGCACCAGCGGCCCGAACGTGCCGGTGATCTGGCGCGTGCCGCAGCTCGGCGCCAGCACCGCGCTGCCCAACGAGTCGGTGGTCGTGCGGCAGGCGCTGCTCGATTATGAGGCGGTCGACCCGGAGTTCGTGGCGATGAACGTCGACGATCTCGAGCGGCAGGCGTCCGACAACCTGCACGAGACGCCGCGCAGCAGCATCCTCGACGGCGAGCGGATGGCGGCGTCATTGCAGACCATCGCCATCTGAGGGTAGCGTTCCCGGCATGGCCGACTCTCGTCGTCGTGACTGGGCGTTCCTCTTCGGTGCCGGCGTGGTCGCGCTGGTCTACTGCGCTGCGCTGATCCTGTGCTGCTCGCGCGCGCCGGCGCAGGTCGTGCGCGCGTGCAACTACGGCACCGCGACCTTCGCCGGCTGGCACCGCACCACCACCGACACCCTGCCGCCGCATTACAGGGGCATGTCGGCCGACGGCCTCGAGTACGCGGCCGGCAAGGCCGTCGGGCTGCTCGGCTACGTGTGCGACGTGCGGCTCAACCTGCCGCCGGGCACCGGCGTCAAGTTCGACCTCGGCACCGGCAAGGCGGTCGACGGCGACGACCCGAAGGTGCCGGTCGACGTCGCCGGGGCGCCGGTGGTCGCCGGCGGCAAGCTGCAGCTGCTCGACGCGTTGGTCGACGGGGCAGGGACCGACTTCCACTGGCGCGGGCGACCGTGGCCAGCAGCCGCGCCGATGCTCACCGTCGACGCCTGGGCGACGTGGTACCCGGGGCAGTCGTGGGCGGTCGGCGAGCTCGTGGTGACCGCCAGCAACCCCGCGGTGCTCGACCTCGTCGCCACGGTGCCGCCCGGCGGGCTGACGCTCGGGTGGTCGAGCGGGCTCGCCGTGGTCGACGGGCTGCCGTGGAACACGCCGCTGCTCGCCGGCGGCGAGACGCTGGGCAACAGCCAGTCGCGCGCGTGGCGGTTCGTGTGCGGGCTCGGCGGCGGCGCGATCGCCGACGTGCAGAGCGCGCTGGGCGAGTCGGCGGCCGCGATCGCGGTGATCGGCATCAGCAAGCCCGGGCTGCTCGGCGGGTTCGCGGCGCCGCCGCTGAAGTTCGACCCGGTGGGCTGGGCGCACGAGCGGCTGCCGAAGGCGCGCGCGGCGCTGCACACGTGGGACATCCTGCGCGACTCGCGCGGCGGCAGCGTCGGCGTCAGCCCGCGCAGCGGCGACACCGGCGACCAGGAGGACCAGCCCGGCGTCTGCAAAGGCGTCGAGGAGACCGCGTCGCCGTGGCCCGGCCCATACTGGGTCAGCTACTACGCGGCCATGGGGCAGCTGCGCCGGCCCGACAAGCACCTCGAGGCCGACGGCTCGCTGCTCGCGTGGATGTCGCACCCGGACCTGTCGCTGTGGGTGAGCCAGCCGAACTTCCCCGACACCGCGGCGACCGACCACCTCGGCAAGCCGCGCATGGTGCAGCTCGGCAGCGAGACGCACGCGTGGGAGGGCGCCGACACCGAGCACGACTTCCTGGGGCGGCTCGCGCAGGCGCTGCAGTGGACGGCGTCGCCGGCGCTGCAGTGGTACGTGCAGAACAAGTGCCGCGTGTTCCTGTTCACCGAGACGCTCGACCCGCGGTTCGCGACGACGCAGATCACCGACGCGTCGCGCGCGTGGGCGTGGGAGGCGCTGATCGCGGCGTGGTGTTACGAACTGTCGGACGACAGACAGATCGCCAACGCGGTGCGGCAGCGCGAGCACGACCGCGCGCAGCTGGTCTATGCGCGGTTCGGGTGGGTCAACAGACCGGCCGAGTGGTTCGACGTGCGCAACGACGCGCGCATCAACGACGCGATCGGCGGCGGCTTCACGCTGGGCACGCTCGCCTACCAGCAGGGCATGGCCGGGTTGATGCAGGTCGCGGGCGAGGTGCTCGGCGACGCTGTACTGGTCGAGTGGGCCGGCCGCCTCGCGCAGACCGCGACCAGCTACGGATGGACGCAGGACGCGCAGGGCCGGTGGATCGCGTGGGACATGGTCGGCGTGCACCCCGACGGCTCGCCGCTGCCGACGCCGTACGTCGAGGGCCAGGGCGCGCACAGGACCGGGTTCTTCGACACGACGTGGTTCGCCCCGGGCGTGTGGACGGTGCTGCGGCAGGACCCGACGAACACGCGCGCGAAGGCGATCTACGCGCAGCTGCTCGCGACGCCGACCACGGCGCCGAACCAACCGATCCGCACGAACGACTGGATCTTGCCCATCGGCGCCGCGCGCGCGGTCACCGTCGTCAGCGCGGTGCCGGTCTCGATCGCCCCGGTGAAGTGATGGCCGGCATCCCCGAAGCGATCGAGGCCTACGTCGCGCGCAAGACGGCCGAGGAGACGGCGCTGCGCACGAAGATCGCCGCCGCCGCCGAGCGGTTCTTGCTGGAGCCGTTCTCGCCGGTCGCGCGCCGGGCGCTGCGCGACGCGCTCGACGCAGCGATCCAGTACGACAGCGAGAAGGCGGTCGGTTGATGGCGCGCGTCGCGTGGCCCGAGCACGTGGTGTCGCCGCACATCCAGCAGCACTCGCTGAAGGTGCCGCACGGCGCGAAGCGCTCGGCGAAGTGGCCGGCGCTCGCGCGTGCGTTCCTGCTCGGCAAGGTCTGCGGGTGCTGCGGCGGCATGAAGCGTCTGCAGGCGCACCACATCAAGCCGTTCCACCTGTTCCCCGAGCTCGAGCTCGTCGAGAGCAACTGGGTGCCGCTGTGCGAGGGCAACCCGTCGATGAACTGCCACCTCGTGCTGGGGCACCTCGGCAACTTCGCGAGCTACAACCTCCTGGTGGTCGCCGACGCGTCCAAGTGGCTCGCGCGGATGCTGGGGCGACCCTAGGGCTAGTGCGCGGCGGGGCGGTCTGATACCGTCCCGCGTCCATGGCGGACAGCAAGCCGCGGCGTTTCTTCGAACACCCCGACGACCCCAGGCTGACTGACGAGCAGCACCTGTTCGAGCGGACGGCGATGATTCGCGCCGGTACGCTGTTCGCGCCGCCGCGCGACGAGCTGGCGCAAGCGATCGCGAGCGACCCCGAGTTCGCCGAGTACTGCATCGCCCGCGGGCACATCAAGGCGCCGCCGAAGCCGAAGCGGGTGCAGACGCCTGCACCTCTGCCGGTCCCGCCGATCGTGCAGGGGGCGGAGATCATCGCACCCCCGGCCGCCGTGCCGCCGCCGGTCGTGACGACCGACGCGCCCGA